GCCCACCCGGCGGCGGCGCCCGTAGTGCCGGCGGCGTATTTGCGGCGCCCGGTCGCGGGGCCGCCCTGCACCCCCGGCGGGAGGGTGACGTGGAAGTCGAGGGCGTACGGTTTGGCGGTGAGCCGGTGCAGGGTGCCCTGCGCGTTCGCCACGAACGACGCCAGGTCTTTCTGCGCGGTGTCGAGGCCGCGCTTGAGCGACGACACGCCGGGGAGGAAGTTTGGCAGCCACCCGAACGCATCCTGCGCGTAATGCAGGATGTTCTTCGCCCACCCGGCGAAGACGATCTCCAGTCGCAGCGTCCAGGCTTCGAGGAACTTCTTGGTCGCGTTGAACGCGGCTTCGATGTCGTGGGTGCCGCGGATGATACGCCCGACCGTGTTCTGGAAGATCTGGTCCCACACGTGCGCGATGTCGTGCCGGATGCCGTCGAACACCACGGCGGTGCGGTGCCGGAAGTCGTCCCATATCGAGGCGACCTTGTGGATGAAAACCGGAAGGTGCTCCAGGAGCCAGGTGAGTATCTTGGCAATGGCGGGGAGGACGATTTCCAGGAGTTTGGCTAGTTGAAGGAACACCTTCACGGACGCTTGCATCCCCTGCGGGCCGAGGTCTTTGAGGAACCCGGCGATGCCTTTGACGATGTCCGTGAATCCCTGGGCGATCTGCGGCAGGTAGGGCTTGAACTGCTGCAGCAGGTGGGTGAACACCGGCAGCAGGATTCTGGTGGCGGTTTCCAGGAACCCGATGAACGTCTTCAGGTACGGCAGGCTGGCCTTGAACAGGTCCCGCAACTGCGGGCCGACAGACTTGATGAACCCGGTGAGGCCCTCGAACACGTTCGAGAACAGCGGCTTCAGCGGCGCCAGTACGGCCTTCAGCGTGCCGAACACCTCTTTGAACACTTTCGACAGCTTGTTCCCCAGGGTGAGGAACGCGCCCAGGCCGCCAATCCCCGTGCCGAGCGCCAGCGGGATCGCCGCCGGTGCCAGGAACGCGGCTCCTAGCCCGGCGGCACCGTACAGCGCGCCCTGCCCGGTGGGGCCGAGGGCGCCGATGGCGCCGCCGAGGAGGCCGCCGCCGGTGCTGGCGCCTTGCCCGGCCGCACCTGCCGCTCCGCCGCCGCCGAACAGGCCGCCGAGACGCCCTAGGATGCTGCGGCGAGCGAGAGCGGGATACTTGCCGCTCAGGCCGTCGAGCATCGCGCCGACGCGCAGGATGCCCGCCTCGGCGCGGGTGAGGCCTTCCAGGGTGATGCGGGGACTGGCGACCTGGTGGCTGAGCCGGTCCAGTTTCACCCGCAGGTCGGCGACACCGAGCTGGGCTTTTTTGTCGTTCAGGTCCACCGATGGCGCGGCGACCCTGTCGCTGAGGTCTTTCAGTTTCGCGGTGATATCGGCGAGCCGGGCCGCGGCTGCCTTGTCGTTCAGGTCCACCACCGGGGTGGCGCGCTGTTTCCCCAGCTCATACAGGTTCTTTGTCAGATCCCGCACGTTCGACGACGCGTCCGCCGCGCCGCGGCCCGCTTTGACCAGGGCCGGGGACAGGGTGTCGCGGCCGATCAGGAGGTCTGCGCGGATCTCATCGGCCATCGCGCAGTTTCTCCTCCACGTAGTCCACCAGTGCCTCGAAGTCCGCCTGGTCGAGCAGCCCGATCTCCCAGGGCCTTATGCCGAGGACTTCCGCGAAGACGCCGAGGTACCGGTGCCGGTCGTAGCTGAACGCCCCGGGGACGGGCTGGTAGGGCCCGCCTCATCCCCGTCGTCTTCGATGCTCAGCCCGTCGAGGTCCACCTCCACGTCCCCGGACAGGATGTCCGCCAGCGGCACGTCCCGGCCATTGCGGCGCCACACCAGCCAGATGAATCCCGCCAGCGAACGCGCCGAGCCGCCCTGCAGGCCCGTCTCGTAGTCGGCGTACTTGCATTTCAGCCCGTCCTCGATGGCGAGGGCCTCGGACAGGGGCTTGCGGGCCGGGTCCCATCTGAACACTTCGCCGTTGATCGTCACCTTCGCCACGTGTGCTCCTTAGCGGGCTGCGTAGATTTTGTCGCGCGTCCGGGCCAGTGCCTGCTCGATCTGCCGGCGCACCTGCGGCCGGGCATCTTCCACCGGCCGGTCGAAGAACCCGCGGGTCACGCCGTCAGTCTGGTAGTACCAGTGCTCCCGGTCGCCGAACAGCGGGTGGGCGAGGACGCCCCGGTTCAGCCGGGGAACATTACGCCCCCGCCGGGACGGCCTGCCGCCGATCAGCGGCGCGGACGCGACGAGTGTCACGCCCGGGCTGGTGCCGGTGCTGCGCTTACGGACGGTCACCTTCAGGTCAGGGGCGAGAACGCCGGCGTACCGGTCCGGCATGAACCCCTGCAGGTGGCCGACCCGGCCGATGGTCTTGGCGAGGGGCTGCGCGGCGTCGTTCAGCGCCTTGTCCAGTTCCTTTTTCAGCCCCGTCTCCCCGGCCTCGCGCAGGGCGTAGGCGAGGGCGGCGAACTCGGTGGCGGCGTCCGCCATTGGCTTCCCCTCTTCGCATACCATGGCGGCGTGAAAACTGCCTGGGCGCTCGTGCCGGCTACCGCGCTCGCGCTGGCCGTGGCCGCATGCGGCGGGACGGCCAGGGGCGCCCCCGCGCGCACACCCGGCGACCAGCACCTGTGCGCCGCCGCGGCGGCCCTGAAACACCACCCCGGCATCCCCGCGTCCCTGGCCGTCATCAGCGCAGGGAAGAACGCCGGAGGCACCTACCGCGCCGCCGTCACCGCGTTCGCCACAGCGGCGATCCACGGGCCACGGTCGGCCGTGACCGCCGCGGAACAGCAGCTGTACGCCGCGTGCGGCGCATAGTCAGACGACGCCGCCGAGCGCCGGGTTGTACTGCCAGATCCTGGACGCGGCGTTCCACGTGGAGGAGAAGTTCACCCCGGCGGCGATGGCACCGTCGATGCTGTAGTCCGGCAGGATCGTCCCGAAGTGGTACACGTTCGGGCTGTTCTGGATGTCGGGATACAGGTACATGTTCCGGGACAGGCCGTCGGTGGACGCCGTGTAGGTCTGCGCGGTGGCGTCGTCCCAGAATCCGGAGAACTGCCCGGACGAGTCGGGCAGCCCGGCGACATAGATGAGGTTGCCGTCGCCGAACGCGGTGACGTCCTGCTTGTTGACGACCTTCGACAGCGACCAGGTCGCCTGGAACGCGCACGACGACGCCGCCGCCCCGTTGGTCACCGAGATGTACACCGCGCCGTTGCGCCCATGATGCCGGACCACGTTTGTCTCCTAGTTGTCGAGCATTGCCAGGAGCTTCCTGGCGTGGCTGGTGAACGTGCGGCCCTCAACCGCCGCCCGGGCTTTCCCCGCCGCCTCTTCCGCGTCCTCGGGGTGGGCGAGCGCCCACCGGATCAGCTCCCCGGCCTCTTCCGGTGAGGTGAACGACGGGAGCATGGGGAACAGCTCATCGGATTCGGGGCGCGGGTCGCGGGCGAACCACAGGCCGCACGCGGCCATTTCGATCTCCCGCGGCCCGCAGGCCCACCCTTCCCCGAGGTGGGCGTCTTCCGCTTCCCTGCGATACAAATTGAGGCCGGTGCGGGACTGCCGGTAAATGTCCGCCGTCTCCGTGTTGTCCACGCACCCCTCCGGGTTAGGGTCCGCGTACTGGCGCAGCGGGGAATCCTCCGGAAGGTCCAGCCACGGGCCCGCCAGCCGCACGTCCAGGCCGGACAGGTGCATCTGCTCGAAGAACCGCACCCGCGACGGGAACCCCGTGCCGATGAACGCGAAGTCCCACAGCTTCGCCGCGCCCGGCGCCGGGTAATGCACCTCCGGGCGGTACGCGTGCGGCATGTACTCCGCCGGCCCCAGCTCCCGGTACGCGGCCAGGTTCACCGGGTCGTTGACCAGGTTCACATCGGCGTGCGCCGCGCGTGCCAGCTGCTCGCCGTCCTGGTACGGCGACTCGGTGTGCAGCAGGATCACCTTGTGGCCCCGCCCGCGCATCATGTCCAGCATGGGCGGCGGGGTGAAGAACGCCGACACCAGGAACACCACGTCCGGCCAGCACTGGTAACACGCGGACAGGATGCCGTTCGCGGCGAGGCCGATCGCCTGCTCACGGGACACCGCCTTGCGGAACGCGTCCCGCCCGAACGAGTCCTCCCCCACCTTGATCATGGTGGAGTCGTAAAAGAGAAGGCGATCATCAAGGTTGAAGGTGTAGACGTCCTCGCCGAGCGCGCGGAGCGCTTCGGTCCAGCCTTCGTGCACGTCCGCGACGGAAAAGCTCGGGCCCGGGTGCACCACCAGCCAGCGCACCCTACGTCCCGACGTTCAAAACCAATGAGCACGCCAGAAAATCCACGCCATTCCAATTCATTAGGCCATATCCCGTGGCCTCGATCACCGCGCAGTACGACACCTGGCCGCCCAAAGTGGGGTCCTTTTGGATCGCCGCGTACACGGACAGAGTGCCGACGGGGGACAGGTAGGCGTCCATGGCGTCCTGCCCGCTGGCCGAGTCGCCCTCACTGACGAGGATGACCGCGCGCAGCGTGTAGTCGGTTTC